GCTGGCGTCGGTCAGCGAAACCCAGAATCCCCTTTGGTAATTGGCCGGAAGAGTCGCGCCCAGATACGCCTTCACGTAATTCATGGAACGGGTTGCATAAATGTCCGCAGCACCGACCGTTGCGGTACCGCTCTGTCCTGTTGCCGAGAAATTGAAGAACCAAAGCCCTCCAACAGTGAACGTCATGCCATTTATTGCGATTATTGTCCCTGAGATATTTGCGTACGCTGCGTAAGGTCCAGTCAAGGAGGCAATCGACACCCAGTTCCCCAGCAGGCCCGCGCTGGGCGTCGTGGTACAGGTGTAGACAATCTCACCGTAGGCCGTGCCCCTGTCCGAGGGCTGCGGATCTGCGGTTGCATAAGCTGAAATCGTCAGCGATGCGGTTGTGGCGTTCGGTTGTACCGTGACAGGAGCAATGTAGATCGGTTGCACGCTCGGAGGTGGAGGGGCGTCGGACGTTACCCGGCTTACGGATTGGCCGTTCCAATAGGCAGGTACATCGAAGCCGCTTTGCTTTGTGGCCCACGGATTAGGGCTTGTTCCCACTCCAGAACTGGCAATGAAAACGAAGTCACCATAGACCGAGTAATGTTGCCTGCAAAATCCCGCCGTCTGAAACAGAAATGTCCGCGATCCGCTTACCGCATCTGTCGCGTACAGATTCCCCTGGTCGTCCAGGGTGAGAATGTTCCACTCACCAGAAGCCAACCTGAAGTCGCCGATCGACATGATCTGGCCCGCGCCTGTCGAGGCGAACAAGCCCTTCAGTGCGGGACGGGTGAAGACTCCACCGGGCAAATAGAAAACATCGTTGTTACGCGGAGACGCACCAAGGGGTAGGTCGCTTGGTTGGATGTCCTCCACCAGGGAACCAAACAATTCCTGCGGGAGGGTGAACGATTGGTTCGGCGAGAAAGTCACGTCAAGAGCCTATAATAGGGGCGCACCAGCCGCCGCGACCCCTGCCTTCTCCACGCGATCCTCCACGAAAAGCGCGGCGCACGAACTTGCTGTAGTTTTCCCTGCGAGCTGTCCGCGTGGCAATCCAGTTGGTCGCTTCTTTCCTCTTCACCTGAAACCATTGCGCCATCTGAATCCCACCGCGTCCGGCCGAGGCATCCTCTGCAATCCAAAATGCGAGGGCCGTTTTGCAATGCGGGATTACCAAAGTCGTCGTGCCGTCCACGATGTCGGGAGCGGAGGCCAGATACCTTACCTTCATATCGTTTTGAACTGTGCATTGCGGGAAATACAGATTCCCGTCCCAGAATCCCCACTGAAGAAATCTATTTCCAGGGAACTGCGACCAAGGCTGGTCTGGGGCTTGTCTCATCGGCACCCATGCGCCATTTGTGCCGGTCTGAGATTCAAAGCATTCCAAGGGCTCAAGAAGATCATCAGGAAGAACAAAGTCGGGATCGACCGTCGCGCCGTTCCAGTATCCCGTCCAGTTGATGTAGAGCAATTCCCGATTAAGCGTAGCCTGGGATGGTTCCAGCCCTTCAAAATCAAAAGTCTTGGTGAACGTCTCCACGCCGAGCCGCAGAAGTTCATCCTCGAGCTGGCGATAGCAGTTGTTTACGAGAGGCCAGACAGCGGGATTCGTTTGGGGGTTCAGCACGTTGCCGGTCAAAAGGGCCGGCGTGATTGTCCACGTCGCAGTGCCTGTCGTGCCGGCGTAGTTCGTGGTGAGAGTCAACTGCGCCGTCGATTGGATGCTGAGAACCTGATAAGTCACGCCACCGATGCTGATTCCCGATCCAGTCATCTGCCCGAGGAAAGGCGCTCCGGACTGGCGGGTGACGATGGCAGAGCCGTTGGTTACGGAGCAAGAGCCTGAAAGGACGGGCGAGGCCGCGGCATCGTTGCAAATTGCAATCGCTGTAGTTAGGGCGTCTTGGCTGGTATCGAAGGGAAGGGGCATGTCATAGGTTTAATCCGTTTGCGGAACATGCGGCTCACCGATATTGACGATTTGGGCCAAAACCTTTCCTTCGTGATTCAGAAGAATCACACTTCTCGTATCGTTGAATTTCAGAGGGTCAACGGTCTGAATGTAATCGATGACCGAAGGGCTGAGGACAGCTCCGCCCATGTTGAATAGTACTGGATCACCTATTGCTGTCATGCGGCCCCTTCCATCTCTTTAGCCGTAGGCTTCATTCCCGGACGCCACTCGCCGCAGTGAACGCACTTGCGGACCGTTTTCTTGAGAGGCCCTCCACACCACTCGCATTCTACGATCCCGACTGCTGAGGCATTTGAACGTCCTACCCACTGGCATTCCTTCGCAAGGATAAGACCCTTAGCATCCAAATAAAGAGCCGCCTTACGATGGGTTTCGGAGATGCAAATTCTATGTGTCGGAATTGACCAATGGGAGTTCGCCTCTAATACCTTGGCTTGGCAATAATCATCGAATGTTTCATTCGCCTCCACTACTAACTTGTCCCATTCTTTATCCGGTACGTCGTCCACTGCTTTAGTGGTCATAAAGCAGCCCTGCTTCGTGAGGTCCAAGGTCGGGTGCCTGAATCCGTAGCGTGAGATGCCCAGAAAGTCCTCGGCTAGTTCGATTGGTGTATGTATTATGTGGCCCTGCTTTCGGTCGCCCTTGTCGTAGGAGAAGGCTGCGCGGTTCTCGATGCAGAAGGTCGCCACCTTTCCAGGCTCGGCGCCGGGGAGCATGATCTGGCCCATGCCCTTATAGAATTTGCTGTGCGAGACGAATCCCACATTGTGCAGCCAAACGGAATCCGCCTTGTAGCCCATAAGTTCGTTCTGTTCGGGAGACAGACCGCGATTTATAAGCAGCTTTTGCTTCTTGAGTTCTTCAGGTCGTGGCGGCATCAGTTCTCCATCTGCGAGAATTTAGACTTCGGGGCTTCGCGGATCATGTTGGGATTTGATTCCATTCTGTGCCTTATCTGCCAGAAGCGCTTCTCGTCCGGGTCATCCATCCGGCCAGTCGATCCAACCTGAAACCTTCCCATGCGGACACCAGCAAGAAAATCGTCCATGCTACGGCTTGTATCAGCAGCCTTCGCATCGGTTTCGTCCTCTAGTCTCCTGCGAATGTCGGTTCGTGTTCGAGTATTCGCAATCATGGACTGACGGGCTGCGAATAACAGTAATCCTGGATCAGGGACCTTTTCGAAGCGAAAGACTTCCAGATACCTTCCACGATAGGGGTACGGTCCGTTTGAGAGATAGCCCTCGGGCGTCATGCTGTTCTTTACCCAGTTCACGGGATCGCCCCAGAATTTAGCAGGGAACCACTTTTCAAGCAACCAATCAGTGCGATGGTCTGCGGCGAGACGGTATTCCAGGACTCCGTGATCGTTCCAGAATCCACCGATAATCCTTGGAACCGTGGGACAGAACACCATGCGGAGATTGGGGTTGCCGTAGGGATTCAGGCCGTAGCGAGTCAGGGACTTCTCAGCCCATGCGAGCGTGCGCGGCATTATTGAATCGAGCCCCCGCTCAGGATGGCACCGGAGAGGGAAACGGATGGTGTGCTGCTACTTGGCGTCTGCCCACTGTCGTTGCTCACGATTAAGCTCGATACGTTCACCGGCTCGAAATTAGATGCCGTAATTTGATTGAGGCAGGTCAAATCGGTATCGTTCCAACGAGCATCTGGCGTTCCAATCAACCCAACCCCTTCCCCATTGTCTGCGAGAATAATGCCGTAATTCCGCAACGCAGTGATGATGATGCTGGCCTGGGGACTAGTAGCTGCACACGATGGATTAGTTACCGATGACTTCAAGCGGTAGATTTCCCCAAACACGCCAGAGAATGTACAGGAAACAGGGGGTGAGGATTGCGAAATCTGACTGTAGCCGGGGATCGCCCCTCCGCTACTGGAACATGAGCCAATCCCGGATGTTGCCGTGGCGGGCCATACCCAATAATTGAGAGCGTGTGGGATTGTAAACCTCATCGGGTGTTGGATCGTTCCGCTTGGCGAAGTAGGTGTTCCTGAACCGATTACCTCATCCGCATTCACCAATAGCGGGAGAATTGGTAAACCGGCGGCATCTGTAGTGCCTGCCCCCGATGGAACCTGAGCGTTAACACCAGAACCAGTTGAACCAACATTCCACCATGCAGCATTTGACGCATCGTCCCAACTGTTGTCCCCTTGCAGGATTCCTTCAAAGAGTTCGATGAGTTGTGGTGGGTTTCCGCCACCAGCTTCCACATACGCTAGGACGTGCCCATCACCGATGTAATTCGTCAGGTTTACGTTGTTAGCCGTACCCTCGATAGGAGCATAGGGTGGAACGGGAACCGTGCTGTTCGATAGGCAAGCGTTCCCAGTATTCTCAGTTCCAAAGTAACATTGGTACTGAACGGTCAATGTATTTACAAGCGTTTGATTATAAGGAACTTCGATCATAGGGATGCCAAAGGGGAAGTTGCCGTTTGCGGTCCCGAATACAACCTGAATCGCATCGGAGGAATAGGCTGAATCAATCGCAGCGGCGGGAGAGGTATCTACGGGCAGGCTTGTGGTGGCCGCATCTACGCGATGATGAAAGATCGAATTGGCCGGGAAAACGCTTGCCGCGAACGCGTTGTCCCCTGTGACGGCGAATGTTATCGGTTGCTCAACCCTAGAACCAAGTGAGTCAGTCAGAATCAATCCAGAAACATAATTCCCTTGGCCACCAATCAGAGAACTTGTAATTGCTCCGGTGCTGGCATTGAGTGCGAGCCCTTCTGGCAACGTGGCGTAAGTCTGCGAAGAATCAACCGACCAAGTAAGAGGAGATGTGCCGCCTGAGCCAGACATCGTGCAGCCCGCATAGGAACTTAATTGAGTACCAGCGGGACAAGTGGTGGTGCTAATGCTCAATTGGCTCGCGGCAATCGTCATGGATAGCGAGGAACTGGAAGCGTTTGTGCTGGTTGAGTCCGTTACCTTGAATACGAGACCAGTTTCAACGCCTGTAGACGGAGTTCCGCTGATGACTCCGCTCGATAGGCTTAGGCCAGTTGGTAATATTCCCGAAGTTTGCGACCAAGTATAGGGACTGACTCCACCCTGGGCAGCAAGTGCCGTGCTATAGGAAACTCCGTTAAATCCTTCGGGAAATGAAGCGGTGGTCACTGAAAGCGTGCCGGGATTCGATACCGCATAGAATGAGTAAATACCTACCGCTTGCCCATTTGACCACATGGCATTCGCGGAAACTGACGTGGTCTGGATGACATAGGCTCCAGCAGCTCCCCCCGATGTCTGGTCAAGGATTGTGAATGGTGAATTAATCGTCGCGGGTGAGCCGCCTGTGACTCCCATGCAGGAGAGTACAAGCTCGTTAGAGTTGGTCGGGGTGATGGCACCAGTCGTGCCGCCGGACGCTCCTGTCTGCTGATCCGGGCCAGATGCAACTCCCGAATATGCGGCCACCGCCATCGAAGGATAACTGCCAGTCGAGGTAAACGTATCAGAGCCTACATTCCCCGTGAAGGAATAAAACAATTGAGCATATGCTCCGCCACCCGAATACACAGTAGTGTGCTGCCAGACGTTACTCAAAGAGTCGGAAAATCCCGTGGGCGCACCGGCGTAGCTGTAAACACAAGCCGCAAGAAGGCAATGCGTTGTGCAGGACGCTGTGTTAAGCGTGACTGGGCTGACCGCTCCGTTATGAGCTATGAGAGATATCGCCCCGAAAGAAGGATGAGCGGACAATATCAGTATAAGAAGCCAACGCCTCATTGAATTACCGCTCCGCGCCGCCTCACGGTGCCGCCCGCGGCCGGTGCCTTGAGTGACAGCATAATCATGTCGTAAGGACCGCCTAAGGTTACGCTAGTCCAACTGACGGTTGCCCCTGTTAGCGTTGACGAAAGAATTTTATAGGCAGTCACGCTGATGTAATCTCCTCCGCTCTGGCCGACCAGAGAGCCTGACGTGTATCCGGAGGGGGCAGTGGCAGATTGGAGTCCTGCGAATCCATCGTTGATCCATGTGAAAATAGCTTCACTTGCGGCAGCAGTGCTGAATGAATTGGAAGTGAAACTGCCGCCGTCGCTGACTGTCACGTCGACCGTCGAAGCATTCACATCTAGTAAAGTGGAAGTGCAATTACCGCCAGGATTCACATCGTAAGTAGTCAAAGTGGCGTAGGCGACAGTAGCTGCACTGCCATAAGTTTGCGTCACGACGTTCACCGAACTTCCGGCCCCGTTGTACGCAATCCAGGCCTGATTCGTGAAAGTGTTTGCGCCTGTAAACGACAAGATGCTAGTAAAGGTGTCTAGTGCCGTGTCCGTTGGGGTATTGGGAACATTCCCGCTTCCGAGAGCGCTGCTGAAAACAACTATGCAGTCATGCACCGGCTGATTGTAAGAGCTTGTCGCCAGGAAGGTCGCGCTTCCTGAGTTTACTCCAGCCGTTCCCGCCGACGTGACGGTGAACGCGGCATGGCTTGGCCACGCGAAAAAAAGCAGCGCGAGAAGCGGAATCAGTCTCTTTATCATGGCCTTAGTAGGTGAAATTGACATAGACATGAATTTGCGTTCCTGTCAGGGTTCCGCCCATTACCGGATTTATTTTGGCTCCTGCCACATAGCTTGAATTTGATATGCTTCCAGCGGAACTGTCAGCGCCACTCGAACCGCAAGTTAGTGCGCCGCTCAATATGGTGGTTCCCGTACCAGCTGATCCGAAGGTCGGGTTTATCGTGGTCGTGTTCGATCCGTTGTCGCTCGTGCAATAGATGGAGGCGATTGTTTCCGTGACACCGAGTCCATTGCGGCAACTATAGTTCGCAATCGCGTCATCACCCGAGGTGAGAGCGAAACTGGTGCCCGATCCTCCCCACACAATCTCACACGAGCGCTTGGAATACTGCGCGGCAAGCTGTGTAGCTGTGACCGTATTCGCCGTCATCTGCGAACCTGTCACATTGGCGCATGTACCCGCTGCCGCTGAACTGATTGCCGTAATCACCTGGTTAGTACAGGTCGTGCCGGTAATGTTCAGGTCCGCGCTTACCACGGGGCTCACCGTCACCGCCGATATGTTGGAACTAATCGCCCCCACATGAAAGAGTCCCGCGCTCGCTGGCAGGGCAGGTAGGTTATAAAATCCATAATTGGTGCAAGTCGAAGGGGGCGTGAATCCTACATATCCAGAAGTCGGTGATGCTACTGTAGTACATTGCATCTTTAGCCCAGGAGCGCCACCGCTCAATATGGGACCGTTTGTGGATGTAATACCCCCAGTGCCCGTATATGTCAGCGTGTTGGCCGCGGTGATCCCATCATCCACTGCTGAGTTTACGATTGCATTCGCTCCGCTGGCCTTCGGGAGATATCCCGTGGTGAGCGAGGTCGATGTGGTGTTTCCTCCGCCACCTGTACAAGCCGATCCGCTGGCCAAGCAGATGTCTCCGGTTCCACTGACTGCTGCTGCAAGGGCGGTGGCGACTCCGGTTCCTAGCGTTATGGAGGTGCCCCAGGCTGAGCCGGTTGATTGTGGGACGCCGGCGCCGGGATAGACCATGCTGCCCCCTCCGCTCACAGCAACCCAAACCCCACCAGAGCAAGTATAGAAATTGCCGTTGGAAGCGTTTACGGCTTGCTGGTTTTCGATGCACCCACCAGCGGGCGCACCAGGAAACTGAATGGTGGTCGTATTCGGGACAAGCTGGCGCGAGATAGTGACCGTTGCCGTGCCGCTTGTGTACGCAATCATCAAAAGGCGCACATCGGTCGTATAGGTTTGCGATACGTTCGTGGATGTGAAATTCGAAGAATTTGAACTGACCGTCTGCCAGGTTCCACCGCTGCCGATCTGGACTAGAATCGTTCCGACCCAGGTTCCACTTGAATAAACGATGATGTTGCGACCGTTACCATTGGCCGGAAACGTCATCCAAGCGCAGCTTGCCGAGGACAAACATTGTCCGTTGTCGGCGGCCGTGAATATTCCTACCACCGTGTCGCCGTTTGATTTTTGCGCGAGTGCCGCACTGGATAGCGCGAACACCATCGCCACGAATAAAAAAATCTTTTTCATTGGACGACTCCTTGAGGCTCCGGTTGAACCGGTTGCACCATGTCTCCCTGTATCCCGTCTTGAGCCAAAGACTGAATGCGCTCTCCGGGAGTCAGGTCCGCAGCCTTGAAGCTGATCGAGGGGCCCTTCGGAGGCTCAGGAGGCTTCGGAGGATGCTTCGCAGCCTCGACGGTCAATGTCGATTGCATGGCTTGTTGCTGCGCTGCTTGAGCGTTCTTCTGAATCACCGCGGCGTGGGCTTGGAGATGCAGCTTGACGTTTAAGCATCCTTCGGGATTATCTTGCCTTTCTTGCAATCCTTCGAACGAACTGGCCCAGTCCTTGCCACGCTGTAAATGGACTTCGTGATTGTCGAGAAATTCATCGATTGGAACAGTTGGGCGCATCGGCGGAGGCTGTCCGGGTACGAGCGGCGTTCCCTGATCGGGAACAGGTCCTCCATCGGCTAGCAGTTGGGCAATCTCCATCATCTGCTGCGCCGCATCGACGGCCGCCTGAATCACAAGATCCTGCTCTCCTGTCATTCGCTTAACGAACTCCGCGTTCTGCGGGTCCATAATCATCGCATTCGCGCCCTGGTTCCCATTGGCGGCGGCGTCGATGATTGCCTGAAAGGCTTCGCGTTTCTCTATGTCGGTAGTCGGGAAAGACTCATCACCTTCGAGGCAAATATCCTTGCCGTATTCGGTGAATTCAGAGGCTTGCGGGTCGTTGTCCTGCTCGAAGTTCGAACCAACCGCCAGCATGATCGTGTCTTTGTAGGCTTCGCGTAAAGACTGCCAAGCTGGCCCCTGCTGCCCTCTGCTCGCGTCACGAATCGCCAGCAAGCCTCCTTTGGTCTGCGAGGCTGGGTCAGTGTCGCCTAAGACTGCGGGATAGAGTCCCGTCAATCCCTGCGGAATCTCGGTCCTTAACTGCTGGTGCAGCATCATTTCGTCAGGAGATCGGTCTGGAGGAGGCTCGGCCCAGAATCTGTCAGCCATCTTCTCATCGGCATTCATTTCCCGTTTCGTGGGCCAATGAGCTCCTGGCTGGGCTTTCTGTTGTGCGATCGCCGCGAAATCAATCAACCCCTTGTCGCCATAAATGGCTGGAATACCCTTGAAAGCTTTCTCGGCCTGCAAGTCCGTCATATCGTTTTCGAGGTCTTGAACGTCCAAGATGATTGCGCCGGCTGCTGGCGTTGACTGTCCATCCGCATCGAGTGGATACGCCATTCGGATGTGATCATTCAGGTCCTCCGCGCGCGCTTCGTGAAACTTTTCTCCGATGTAGGAAATGTAAGCGCCATCGGGGAAATTATCGACGAGCCACTGCCTGTCGTCCTTCTCCGCGACAATGTAATTCGCTGGCCGAACCCATGTCCTCTGCCAGGTGGGCATTTGCTCGGAAGTATCGCTCGCCGGAGCCATTAATCGCGTGCCCTGAGTGACTGCGAGCCTTGACGTCCGGTCGAACCCATTATCGCCGGGAGCCGTCTTGCCTACCGTCTGACTGTCGATCTTAAGCAACGCGCACGCCGAAGCGGAATCAATCTCGATATTGATTTGAAAGTGTGGGAAGTCCTCGACTTCTCGGATGTTGATAGGAGCCTTGGCTTCAAGAATCCCGAACACATCGATGCGCGGTCCGATTCCAGGCTTGCCATCCTCATCGAGTCCGAATCGAGGATCGCGGACCTGCCTCGTATAGAACGCAATCGGGCCATCGGTCCACATCAAACGCGCTGCTTTGATGCAAAGCTTCCTTGCCCGGTTCGCCGTCTCGATTCTCTTGCGATAGGCTTCAGACTTCGTTGCGAGCGGGCCTAGAGATGGGTCTTGAATCTTGCGCGAGTCAAAACGCAGCCGGGGAACAACACCAACCTGCGAGATGAACGACCGCCCATACTGCTGGTAAATTGGAATGGTGTAGTGCAAAGGCGTGTCGCCGCCTTCACCGTTGGGGAATTGCCAATCCATCCGGCCTGAGTCGAAGTACGCTTCAAAGACATTGCGCCAGTAGAAGCGACCGGTTGTTGCTCTAACTACTTGATCGATGCGGGGATAGGTGTCGGATTGCGCTACGTGTACGGCAAGCTTCCGCATGGCCCCGATGTACTGCTGGGGGACATCCACCCTGCGCGAAGCCACAGTTTAAGCCGCCCCGAGGGAAACTATCGCGCCAACGCTCGGCGCCGTCGTGAATATGACTCGGAAGAATCGGAAAGGGCTGGCAATGATGCGCGTCTCGCCCGCGGTCGATGTGCTGCTGTCCACAGTCACGTACTGGGCGTCTACGTCGTCCATCGCGCCTTGGAGAGTCACAGCCACCGACCCGGGAGTTGAAGCGTAGGCCGTGCGCCATACGAAATTAGCTTCCGCGCTCGTGTTGGGACGTGTCCACGCGGCTGGAACGGATTTGTAATTGGTTGTCGATACGGTTTCATAGCTGTCGCTCTGCAGGGCAACAACGGAGTTCCACGGCTGGGCCTTCTGCCCGATGAGGTACACCGTGTCGTTCGACATATTCCCGTAGAGCGTGAAGCCTGATTTAACTCCGCCGTACTTTGGCATTCTTGACCCTCTCCGGCAAATTCTTAGGGCTGCCCGTAGATGACAGCCATTCCTTGACGCCCTTCAAGCCCAGCGCATTCTTGGCGTCGTCCGTATGCAACCAACGCCATTGATCTTTACTCTCCGCTGGCACTTTCCGTATCCTGCGCGGTTTTACGTTCCAATTCCGCTGCATCGAGATCGGCAGCAGATGGTTCGGGCGGAGGAGGCGGAGGTTCGGTTGGCTTCTGATTCTCCAGAGACGTAACCCGATTCTCCAAGTCCTCGACGCGCTTCTTGAAATTCGCTCGCTCTTCTCGTTCAGTGCGTTCCTTCGCCAATGCGCCAGCCCATTCCCGAGTGTCACTCATTTTCTTGTCCTTTCACCATGCCCAGCGCGTTCTCCATCGGAACCTCCTCGTTGCCTTCCGGTTCTTCGGGCATGTCCTCGCCCATTGCCTTGCCGCCTTCACGCGCGGCCTCGTGGTAGCTTCCGTGTTCGGATTTGCCGTGCTCATGCTCGACCGAGAAATGACCTGGGGCGTGCTTGTGAATTGTGACGTGAGTTGATTGCCCGTGCATTCCCTTCTCGCCGTCCGGGTGCATCGGCTTTTCCTTCTCCGGGGCTGCCATCGACTTTCCTCGGCTCATCTGCCGGCCGAATCCACCGCCTACGTAATCATTCGCCATTGGTGCCTGCTTTCTGGAGGTTGCGTACAAACTCATCGCGGTTGAAATGCTTGTTCACGCGCTCATCTCGGCGATCCGTCCATCGCTTGTGTCCACCTGCTGACACCGTTTCCGGCTGGGATGCGGGCTTCATTTCGTCCAAGCGCCCTTCGATGATGTCTAAACGATCGGTGATTTCCTGTTCAAGAGAGGCGCAGGAGTTTGCGAGCTTCACGAGGTGATCAGTTAGGTCCCCTTCGAGAGAATTGCAGCCAGCAGCCAGCTTGGTCAGCATGTTCGAATTGTGCGCGATGGCTTCTCGTTGCCGCTCGAATGCATCCTGAAAGGCAAGCGACATACGGTTTATTGCTTCCGTCGTATCGCGGTTCATCCACGCCCGGAATCGGTCCAAGAGGTTCATGCTATAGGTTTAATCCCTTCAATGGAAATGCCTCCGTCTCTTCGGAAGATTCGAGATGTGCGTCACCACCTCAGGATCATTCCTCTTGTCCATTCCTTCGATTCGCTCTTTCAGCCTGAACGCTTCGTACTGCCCAGACTCAACCGGAGCCGGAGGCTTGGGGATCTGCGGCGTGAAACTCGACACGTATTGTAACCCCATTCGCGCGGAATCGTATGGATCGTCTCCGAGGGAAGTTTCGGACCAATCGACCTTGAGCACGTCCTCCGGGTTGCGCTCCATATCGCGCACCATGTTGGGCAGGCACTCTATCAGCTTCACGCACTCACGGCTGATCTGCCAACGATCGACGAGCATCTGCTTCATAAACTGTGCGCCCGAGACCCTCGTGCCTGGTGAAGCGTCGGCCGGGAACGGAGGGGGGAAGTTCGAAGGCAAGCATTTGGCGATCTGTTGCGTGATTGGCTGTCTGGTGTGCTTAGAAAGCCTCCCAAACGCATCCCAGCCCATTATGAAGGCTTCTGGCACGGCGTTCCACATGGAACACATGGCAACGGCCCTGCGCGCTATCTCAGGCTCTGACAGGCCCCTAGCCCAATCCTCGGCTACTGTCTTAATCTGTCCTTTGTGATCCATCCCATGCAAATACAATGCATTAGGGTGATGGTCGCCCCAATCGTCGGAGAGCCACCACCGCGGCTTGACTCGAAGCTTGGTCATCTCCGCAAGCCATTCTTCCACAGATTCAACCGGTAGCGTGTTTTTGTCGTAGTCCCATGAGTCGAAATACTGGCCGGTAAACTTCGTCCACAGGCCATTCAGCCATGCGTCCCGAAGTCCTGGGCTGGTGATCGCTGACAAGTTTGCACCAAAGTCGGTACGATCAATGAATAACGTGCGACGATCGTCTTCGGGCATTTGATAGAACTGCTCGTCGGACACACCTTCTGCTGTCAGGATGTTACGGCACCATTCGACGTTATCCCACGCAAAAGCCTGTACGAAATTCCACTTGCGCCGAAGCTCTTCCTCGCGCGTTTCTTTGTCCACGAATACCCTGCGAAGATAGCCAAGCCCAAGAGGAGGCAGGCCGCTCTCAGATATGCCCGGCATGAAGGTATAAAGCGTCCAGGGACGAATTCCCGCCAGGGTTGATCTATTGGACCCGGAAAGACGTTCCATTTCGTCCTGACTGAATTCCTGGGCCTCATCGACGAGAATGAAATCAAACTCCGCAGAATAGAAATCGCTCATGTCCGCAGCGTGCTGAGCATAACCGCAGAACAGATGCGATCCGTTCGGCAGAAGAAATTCTTTGTCCTGCTGACGCCACCAGTTTCGAGTCTGGGGCATTTCCATGAACATCTTGATTAAATGGGATTTGTAAAGCTCGGGGTATGTTCGTCGGAGAATCAGGCCAACGGTCCCAGGATTCTCCAAGAGGGAAGCTAGAACGATGCGCCGGCCGCCGCCTGACTTTGCACCGCCGCGCGCGCCGCCAAAGCCTACCCGGTCGAATCCATCTTTAAGAAGATAATAGACTTCACTCTGCTTTGGTTGGAGGCGAATCCTTGGAGTGTCTTCCGCCAATGTGCTCCACGATCACTTTGATGTCGCCCGTTATCTCCGAGCGGTCCTTAGCCTTGCCGTAACGCCACTCAACCCACTTCTCGATCATATGAGCTTGCTGCGGTCCAGCCTTTGACATAATACGGCACACGAGGCGCTGGGTTGCAAAAGGCCCTAGTTTGTGGCTCTTAGCAAGCCTTTCCTCAACACACTTTGCGAAACCTTCAAGGGTCTCAGAGTTTTGGTGGTTATCTGGTACTGGAACCTTCTTACTTTTAGACTTCGTGGTGCTGGTACCGTTACTCACAATTGCAGACCCGCAAGGGTTGATGTGGCTGTGGACGCAGCCAAACCAAAGGCCAAGAAAGGTAAACATTTCAGCGACACTTGGTAAGGCGTCATATGTTCACGATGCGGTAAATACTATCACACTTTCCGCTTCATTTTGTCCGCGGGGTCTGTTTCAATTTCCGCCGTTGGTCGCAGCCGGTTTATCGCTGCGATGGCTTTATCGTAATCGTCATTGCCCATCAACACATCGCCATCCTCAAGCCACGGTGTGCGAACTATTAGGGTGATCATTGGCGTATGCTTAGGATCGAACAACGCAGCAATCTCGTTGAGAGATTCAGATATGTCCGCATGAATTCTCTGTAACTTATCGCTCACGGCTCACCTCCCGGCCCCGGCGGCTCGCAACTCAGCGACACGCTTCTCTGCGAACTTGAATACAAATCCAGCCTCGAAAGTAGCCGCCTGAAACTTTAGAGCCTCATCTAATCGCAACTCCCGCTCCCGCTGCTCCAGCCTGTTATGCTCGTGAATTACGCCAAGCCCCCAAGAAGCAGCGTTGGATTCCTTGAGTTGCTGCTCTAATGCAGGGAGGAGGGCTTCCAGTTGTGAAGCGCAATCATGGTAGGCTTCGGCTTGCTCAGGCTCCCCAAGATTCGATGCGTTAAATCCAGAGCGCGAAAAACGGTCCGCCAGATCCCGCAGCTTGCTCAGTGCGTCAGTCACGGTTTCACCTCGGGATTGAGTGCGGCTCGCAAATGGTCTGTCCAGAGATTGTTCCACGGGGTAACTCCGTCCGCTTCCATCTTCCCGCACGAGCAATAGCCCCACGAGATCAACCATGAGGGGTCTTCGGGGCCTGCTTGTTTACTCATCGGGATGTGCTTGGCTATCTCTTCGCACACAAAACGCTCCCGCTGTTCCAGCGCGGGCAGCAGGGACTTGATCCGGGCCGCTATCTGGACGGGATTAACATTGCCGCAACGCAACAGAGTTTCGACGGCCTTTAACTCTTTAATCGCGTCGCTCGGCATCATACGCTCCACAGTTTACCCTGAAGCCCGCTAAGCATCTTCAGGCGCGCCCTGCCAAAACGCGAAGAGGGTCGCAATAACCGCAGCTTCCTCATCTCGTCTCCCGTAAAAAAAGTGAGATACTGAAGCTCAGCGAAAGTCAGAATTAAAGGCTTCCGTAGTCGCGGCCTAGGCTGCTTCTCTCTGGTGTCCACGAAGAAATTCCTTTCGACTTGCAGGCTACGTCTCTACTTCGTAGCTTCGTGCTCGGGTTCCATTTCCATCTGAAGTTGCCCGCGTTCAGCCGCTGGATTCATCCACAGAACTTCGGTACGCGCCTTGGCGCCGTCCGCGAAGTGTGCAACCTCATCCGTTTTCCAGTCTCCGTACAGTTGAGAATACAAGTCGCACGAATAGCCAGAGATCAGAACCATTCCTTCCACCCGGTGTAAGACCTCGGCGAGCCGCGCGTGCTCCCCATCGTCCATCTCGCATTCGTAGGCCGCGTTGCCTCGCTGCATGTTCCGTGTCGAATGCGGATATGGTGGATCCACGTAGAAGAATGTCTGAGGACCATCGTGCTGCTCGATTACCTCGATGGCATCTTTGTTCTCGATAATTACACCCTGAAGCCTCTCGACATATGCCGCCAGGTGGTCCGGGTAGTTCACCCAATCATGCGCCGGCGTCGTGCCGCTACGATTAGAATTGGCGCGGAATCCTGTACTGAACTTTCCGTTGGTTGATGCCGAACCGAAACCCGCGAAGGAGCGAAATATCGTCAACCGAACCGCTTCCAGTTCCGAGCACCCGGCTATGTGCTCAAAAGATGCCAGGTCAAATTCATCGCGGGCGAATGGCGTAAGTCTAAGAAGCTGCTCTAACTCTTTGGACTTCACTGGATCACGGAGCACCCGGAACACCCGCACAACCTCTCCCCACTTGTCGTTATAGACCTCGGCATAGCAGCGATTCTTTCTCAAAAGTACGCTTGCCCCTCCACCGAACGGCTCTACGTAGATTCTGTGGGCAGGGAAATGCGATATCAGCCACGGTGCTAATTTCCACTTCCCACCATGATATCGAAGTGCAGTCCTCACAAATTTCACATCCTCCTAGTCGTTATGGCTCTCACGGGCAAAGCTAGCTCCCCTAAGTCGCCTGCAAGCCTACTGCTCCGGTCGTTTCGTTTCCTGTGCCATTTGTTTCTTTACCTCTCGACCAATAAATTCAGCGTAAAAAGGCGGCACCGCTTGCGACAATTCGCCCCGGTTCATCCAGTCAATCCCCATGATCGCCCGATATTCTTTGATGCTTGGGCAGCGACCCAGGCGGTTTCGCACCCATGAAGGCGTACCATGCCCCACAACCGAGATAGCCGGCTGCTCGTGATTGTGGGAAGGCATCAATGACAGGCCCTGCCAACTCGTCTCGAACCATCGCTCGCGGCGCAAATTGGGTTGCCCGAACATGCACCCGCATAGAGAATAATCAACACGAAGCGGCGCCCCCGGAACATTCTCGATCGCCCACAGTGTGCGCTGCCTCTCCAGTCTTTTCCGTGTAGCCTCAAGCATCCATCCGGTCCCATGACTGCGATGCTGCCCCACTCTCATGTGATCCTGGCAAGGCGGACTCGCCCATATAAAATCAAACCCATCCAAGGGATACCGCAGCGCATCGGCCATTCGGAAGCAATCGCCCACATAGTGAGGCTGGGGATCGCGGTCAATCCCTGTCACATGGAAACCGGCACGCATGAGGCCCATCGTTGCACCGCCGGCCTTACAGAAAAGGTCGAGTGCTCTTGGCTTCACACATCCTCCCCTTAGAAATCGAACAGGAAACTCGCGCTAGAACTAAAAGCGTACTCGTTCAGCCCCGGTTATCGGTTAGGGTTTCCCTTTCGTCCACCAATTTTGCGATTATCGATGGCGATGTGGAGCGGCCGACAGATCCACGCCAAGTTACACAGCCGGTCATCCCGTGCCTTGGAGCGTTTCACAATGTGGTGCGGATCGCCATTGTCGCCAATGAAGTGACTCTTGTGTTCTAGACCTTGTTGCCACCTTCCGTCTACTGTGCTGTCTTGGCATTCTGGCAATAGGTAGGACTCGCACATTCCCCCAGCCCGCTCCCGCAATTCTTTCTTGCGCTTCTCCCACTGATAACCAGAACAGATTTCGCGCCCGTCTGGGAGGATTCTTAGTCTTGATTTCACGGCCATACAATCCCCGCCACTTCCCACGCCGTCTGTGCGTCGATTCTTCCTTCCGCTCGATAGGGTCGCGGGATGCCTTGATTGTCCGCATGTCGCCACACAAGGGCCTTCTTCAAGGTTATCTCTATAAATTCTCGCCATTCAGCCATGAGGGCATTGTGATCCGGCCCTTCCTTTTGCGGCCCGAATAGATGCACCGTAACACTGAACCGAGGGCAGTCTCCGCCGCCGTTGTCTATGAGCACCTCAATGTCTACCGCCGATGGAGTTAGCTTCACTTCAAAACCTCCCGCGCATCCTCTAGTGTGATCGAAGTCCTGGAATCGTTGACCTTCTCTTGATCCACAATCTGCTCGCAAAACTCTGGCGCATCATCGTGAATCAAATGCAGCCGTTTCAAGCTGTCGAAAACCACCTTGCACCCACTCCACAGATTGTCGGTGTCGTAGATCTTTTTGTGATGCACGCAGATCGTCACGCGCATCTTCTGCTTCGCGCCGGCCATCCCCTCAAGCCAGGTGCGTTCATAGCCTGTCACTGAGTAGTGGATTGCCCGCTCCCACGATTGCCGCAGGGAGGCATACACGTACCTGTCGCGGTACTTTCGGCGCATCTCGTTACCCGAGGGAGTTTTCATCGGGATGCTGATCCGCACCGACCTGCTGCCATTGCCGGCCGCTCTTCGCAGGGCAGTAGAAGCTGATTCAAAATTGACCTTA